TTCAGCGAACCAAGTCTGTGATGCCATATCTTCTGTATCAACTTGGACCTTCTGAGCAGCATCGGGTCGAACACGCCAACTGGGCCGGTATTCTGCTGCCTGCTGATGACCCTTTCTGGAAAACGCATTTCGCACCAAACGGCTGGGGCTGTAAGTGTCATATCCGACAGGTATCGGAATCGGAGTACTCTCGCTTAGTAGACACCGGTAAATACATGACTACTGCACCAAAGGTGGAAACCCGGAATTGGGTTAACAAGCGCACGGGTGAAGTGGAGGCTGTACCAGTGGGCATCGATCCTGGCTGGGATTTCAACCCTGGTGAAGGCCGCATGAAGAAGCTGGAATCTGAGCTGAAAAAGAAGACGGCGCAGACTGAGATGTCATTAGCAAAACCGATGCCACCGACAAACCTTTATCCGGCTGGCACGCCCGGTGTCCTATCTACTGCCAAGAAGTTGAACCAAGGTTCTCTGGAAAATGCGATAGCTTCGATATCTGGCAATGATGAACAGCGTGATCAGTTCTCTAATTTCATGAAGGCGCACCCGATAAAGACCCTGTTTATCAAAGCCACTGAGATGAGCGGACGCAGTAAGGCATCACGGGATCTGGCAGATAAAGTAAAAGCCTTCCTTGGTGACAAGGCACCTTCGGTTACACAGCTAGCCTACATTGCTCGGAAACCGACACGAGTAAACGGCTTTACCTTTCAGAACGCTGACCACGTTGTGGTGAAGGTTAAGGCAGACACATCTCTGGATGGATTCAAGGGTGAATCGTTGCGTAAAGCCGTTGCCGACGCGCTGGAGATGAAAATAAAAGGTAACCGCACTTGGTCTTTTTCATACCAGGTGGCACAAATTACCGGCTCTCATGACGACGCTACCAGAGTGGTATCGACTTGGATTCACGAGGTCGGACACCAAGTACATTTCTGGGCTGGTGATCCGCCGGTACCGGGCACGGCGATGGACTCCATGACCACCTATGGACGGACGAATTCCAGGGAATGGCACGCGGAGCATTTCCTGGCATGGCTGGTAAATCGAGATGCGCTGAAACGCTGGAATCCGTCCGTCGCCATCTACTTCGATAATCTGGTAAAAGCTGCTATAAACAGAGGTTCAAAATGACCAAAGGAACGACCATGTCGCCCGCCTTGGAACAGGCCCATAAGTTGCTCGGACAGACTCCTCTGCCGACCGATATCGAGGCCCAGCTCGAACAGCTGGAGGGCCAAATTGCGCCTGGCGAGGAAGAGATGTTTGGCGACCTGTGGGAGGCTCTGGAGGTCACCCTGGGGCCAGATGGCCCGGCCTGACCCGGCCAGATGCCGGAAGTGCGACACCGAAGTGCGACACGCGACCTACTTTCAAGGCCATACCGGAACCGGCTTAAACCTAGATTATACGGCCCCTTCAAGGGTGTTTAATCCATCCGCCGCAGGGGCCATCGTGTCGCACTTCGTCTCAAACCAAGCGACGCTCTGTGTCGCACTTCCGGTGACGTCCAAAACCCCTAGAGCCCGCGCCATCCCTGAATATCCCGTTCAGTCCCTTGATATCCCGGCTGTCTCAAACCAACCATCGCCTCACAGGAACGGTAACGGGTACGTTACCGGCCCGTAGGGCAAGCGCCACAGGCGCGCAGTAATCCCCTAGGGGACGCCGTTAAAAGCAGCGCGCAAGCGCAAATCAGTAAGCGGGTGTAGCTCAGTTGGTAGAGCGCGACCTTGCCAAGGTCGAGGTCACGAGTTCGAGCCTCGTTACCCGCTCCATTTTTTCAGAACGGCGCCCTTTGTGGCGCCGTTTCTGTTTCGATTGCAATGTTTTCTGAATGATTCCAGGTGCGGCTACCGACTTGGGTGCCGATTTCAGGTCAAAGAGGGCCTGTTTTTCGTTAATACTGAATTGGCGGT